ACATTACTTCCTCTTCGAAAGCTCTGTCACTTGATTCAGTTACATAGATCTCAGCATGCTGATTCTCGTAACGTTTGTATTCCAGGCCGAATAGTGCATTCAAACCTGGCTCTAGTTCTTTAACTAGTTGTGTTCTTGATATAGCCATAATTTATTCCTATTCAGTTATTAACTTCCAGAACTATCAATGTACTGGTTTAAGTTTTGGACTACAACAACGGTACAATTAGCAGCCGTCAGATCATTATTTTCTGGGTCTTCTGCACTTCTAACAAGTCTCCATGTGTCGTTAGTTGCGTGAGTCGCTCCAATGTTGAGTGTAGTGTTTGATCTTCCAGTTGTAGTGCTTCCACCTGTGTTCACACCAAATGTGTCAAGGTATAAAGCATGTGCACCAACAACAGTAGAAGCTACTGCTGCATCAGTTGACACATTATACAATTGGAAAGGGTTATCATTTACAAACGCTTTTGTATCTTCACTGTTAGCCGGCGTAATTGTTGCAATGTATGCATTCGCAAACGTCGGTTTTAGTGTAGTTGCTGCGTTGTAAAATATACCCTGTAAAACACCTACTGACTCAGCAGTGTCGGAATCTTCTGCAGTAACAATGTATCCAGCAGTTACTTGAACGCAACCACCATTGAACTTGTTTGCAGAGTCACCAGCATCTATAAAGTATTCAGATAAGCCCTGAGTCGATGGAGTATTCCCCAAAGTACCAGCAGCTATAAATCCGAAACCTGCGCTATTTCTATTAGCCATAGTTGTCTCCTTTTGTCCACCTAAGTGGACGGGTTAATTTAATCGATAGTAGGGAATTGGTTGTTATCCCGAGAATAGTTAAAAAATTAACTTTTCTTTGTACCACCGAAGGTTACACGAGATTGCCTGTCGACATCGATAGGCATACTCTTATGCTGTTCCCTCATTAAATCGTTTTCGACCGCTTCTTCCTGACCCTTATGCTGTCTTGCATAATATTCAGTTCTTTGCTTCGCGATTTCTTCAGGTACCCTAGCCAGCAGTAGGCCACCAACCCCAATGATCCCCTTGTATTTTCCTTCAGTGACTACAGGATAATCAGAATCTTTATATTCATCAGCTCTCACTAATTCGTATCCAGATCTTAATCTTCCAGAGATATTTTTAGAATCTTGAAATCCTAAACTCTCTGCCCGTATCCATCTGTGCCTGAATCCATCAGGTGCAGGGGGTGCATCTAGAGAAGATGGAGGAGTCCACACTTTTGGTCTTTCAGTTTTTGACCGTGTTTGACTCGCACGTGAAGTTACTTTTTTTTCTTCTTTTTTCATTTTACGCTCCTTCCGTGATTTTTATTTGTTTTGCGTATTCTTCGAGTGGCACACCTAATTTTTTAGCTATTGCTACTTGTGATGATGTGAGTCTCACAGTTTTGCGACCAGGTTTTACGCTTCTTTGAGCTGAAGCGACCGACTGAACGGGCTTGGTCGTTTGCTTAGTTTCACTATTACCAAATTTATTAGGAAAGTCAACTTTTATTCTATTATCAACTTCTGCATAATATTCGCTAGATTGAGGATCAAAACCTTCGTTCACTAAGTCCTTATGGATCTCAAATGCTGTAAAAGTCATGGCTCTATCTTGTCCAAACCATGTATTTCTAGCTGCCCAGGCTTCTGCCATAGGGTCAGGTTGAGGTAATGATTGTGGAGTTTGTTCTGGTAATCTACCACCGTCTGATAGTTGTACAGGTTTCTGTTCAACTGGTTGTGTTTGTTTTCTTTGCTCCAATTTAGCATTCTCAAATGCTAATGTAGCAATTCTTTTGTTAGCTTCAACTTGAGCTGTTGCATCACCAGATTCAATTGCCATTGCAAGTTCTTTTTGCGCTGACTCCATTCCTGTTTTAATGTTTTCCTCAAATTTTTTTGTAAAGTCAGAATCAACTTTTTGGAATCTTTCTTGATCCGATTGTCTTTTCTTTTCTACCGCTTGTGCGTATTCTACAGCAGCTTGTTCTCTACGTTCTGCTTCTCTCATCTTACGAGTAAGTTTTGCAATACGTGATTGAACACCTTTACTGTAGTCTTCTAATTTTTCATCGTCCTCTTTTTTTGTTTCTTCTTTTACTGGTTCTTCTTTTACTTCTTTTACTGTTTCTTGTTCCGTGGTCCCTGCTTCAACAACTTTTTCTTCTTTTTCCTCTGGTAAATCTACATCTACCGCAGGACCGGAAGTATCTAAGTCTACGTTGACTTCTTCCTTTTTTATTTTATTTGTTTCTGGCATAGTTCCTTCCTATGTTAGTATTTATGCAGGATATCTGTTGGATCCTGTACTGTTGCTAAAACTTCATCTTCATTTAAAAGACGAACTTCTCCACCTTCAATTTCTATACGTGATCCCGCGTAACGCGCGAAGACCACCCAATCACCGACCTTGCACCATGGACCATTAGGATATCTCTCTTTATCCACGTAACACGCATCTCCCATCGCAAGTACGTTTCCGCATTGTGATGCTACTTGTTGTCTGTCCAATGTTTCATTTCCTAGCAGGACTCCGCCTTTAGTTTTTTCATCCATTCTAAATGGTAAAACTAGCATTCTCCAACCAGTTGGTTTTGGTAATTTTGTTTTTTCTTTTGTAACTTCTTTTTTTTCTGTTGGTTTGACTCCAACTAATTCTTTATTAGGTAAGTGTATTTTTGGTTTTGATATCGACGACTGTTCCTTCATTTTGCTCCTTATCATTAAGCAGGTTAGAGAGTTCCTGTTTAGTTGCCTCGTAGGCGTTTATTTGTCCTATTATATACTTATAATTTTCCATGTTGTCAACACCACCTGATGTGACTGACATAGACAAAGATTCAATTCTTGACTGTATAAATCGGATTAATTTAGTTATTGCTGTTTCTAATTGCACTTAACATTTCCATCTTCTCCGTGCTTGTCGTATTCGTGAGTTAGGATCGTTACGTGTTTTTGCAGATGATCGTCTGAGTTGGCCTGCGCTTCTTGCACAGTACGACTTACGTCGATTTGCAGCTTTTGATCCCGGCTTCACTTTACCAGTCACGGCTGTTTTTAATTTACTTCCAGGATTTGCAGCCCTGTAAGCTCTTACACCTTTCGCTGTCATTCCAGCTCCAGATTTTGTGGGTCTATAATTTGCACCCTTACCTGTGGTAGTTTTTCTTATAGGGTTTTCCCTATTTCTTCTCATTACGCCTTCTTAGCTGTTTTAGCAGATCTTTTTAACGCTTTGTCAGTTACAGATCCTTTACCTGGTTTACTAGTGCCTCTTTTTTTAGCTCTGTTCATATAATAGTAAAGACCTTTTCTAACTCTTCGTCCATCTTTAGTTGTGTGGTATTTAGAAGAGTCATTTCCGCCTCCACCAAATTTTTTTCTCATCATTCCACCTCCCATAGCTTTTTTTCTGTTACCCATTTTAGCTCCAGCAATTCTATCTGCTTGAGTTGGGTTTGGGTTTTTATCTATGCCAGCTTTTACTGAAAGCATTCCAAACTTAGATTTTTTCTTTTCCCCATTTTTTCCTTTTGAATAATATCTTCTCATTAGTCTCCTCTCGCTATTCCTTTTTTAATTTTATATTTTGTTTTATCTCCAGGTTCTAAAGCATGATAACTTTTTGAACCTTTAAATTTAAACGCTGTTCCAGTGTCTTTCATTCCTTTTCTAGTTCTTTGTCCTTCTTGCATCATTTTTTTACCTTCGCTAACTTTTTTTTGTGCCTCGCTTAATTTTGTAATTCTTTTTGAATATTCATCTCTTTTAGTTTTTTTTAAACTTTCTTTAATAGATAATTTTGTTCGTGGAACAGATTTAATAGTTGGTGAAACTTTTTTGCTTCTTGGTAATGCCTTAACAGCTTTATCAACTACATATCTTCCTAAATTAAAAAATTTTGACATTATTTTTTGCCTCCATTATTTCTAAAAATTTGTGTACCCTTTATACCAAAAATACTCGCACATACAAGTATCCATAAATTAGTAAACCATGATGGAAGCGCCTGGAAATGGTCAAAAAACATTTTTATCTTCTCCATAGCTGCTGGATCGTCCGACCAAACCCCATATGCAAGCACCAAAATGGGCAACGTAAGAATCGCTAAAACTACCTCGTCTTTGTAGTCGTTTTGACGGGCTTCTAACAATTTTCCTTGGTAAGCTTCCTCACCTCGAGCTTGTCGCTCAGCGTGCATTAACTGTGCATCCGACATTGCCATCTTCGTCTTCTGACGATTAGCATAAATCTTACCACCAGCGTTAATCGCTAATTTAATAGCACTTAACCACATACTACACCCAAGTTACAGGTTTTTG